TTAGACAGGAATATATAAAGGGGGCGCTCGTCCCTGCGGAAGTAGGAACAGTCTTTGCAGACTAAAATAGATATGCCGAAATATTTGTTCAAGTGTAATGAGACGAATCTGTATACGAATCAGGATTTCTTTAAAATCTAAATAAGGGGGAAGAACTAGATTCCCATAGACTGTACAGTACTGGCATTGATGATTAGGATCATGGTGACTGCTGTCATGATCATGAACTGAGGAATCAGAGAGAAACCGGTACTGTGATGTGTCATCCAAAGAAAAATACAGCTCATGCTGGTGCGGAGGCGCAAGTAATACATGAGTAATTTTCTCACAGACTGGCGCAACCTGATATCGCTGCGGTAATAACGGCTGCAAGAATACTGCAATCTGTAAACATACTGTTGCCAAGGCCAGCAACAATCCAGCACGTAATAGCAAAGCTTAATCTCGACCTGAACGGGTTTCCGATTGATAAGCTAAAGCATGAAAAACATTGAAAAATAATTCCAACTTTTTGTGTATGCTTTCACTCTTTCCTTACTATAGTTTATAAAAACATATTTTGAAAGTGGCCTGAGTTAAAAACTTAATGTGGTCTGTTTTTAATACCTTTCCAAACACAACTTATAACAGATATGTAGTAGGACCTTGATTCTTACTAAACTCGGAACTATATTATCAGATTTTAGTTACCCTAGTTAACTATATGTCTAATCTTCCTACTTTTCGTTCTGCACTTCTGGTTTCGGCTAGATTGATGAGTGATCAGATTAATACCATTCTTGAACCTTACAGCTTGAATTATTCATTATGGCAGGTACTACATACCATTCACTTTAAACATTCATGTACCTCAATTGATATTGCTGAATATTTAAATATCTCCAAACCTGCTGTTGCAAAGCGAACACATATATTGATAGAGCTTGAGCTTCTGGAGCAAATTGATACAGAAGATAAACGGCAAAAAATGCTAACTTTATCTTCAAAAGGCTTGTCCCTGTTTGAACAATGCAGCAGTTGTATTGATCAATTTGAATATTCATTAATTCGGCACATTGAACCAGAACAACTGGCACTTGTAAAAGCCACGCTGGAATTAGTGTTGAAGCAACTTCAAGACTCCAAAAGAGGTGCAATATGAAAGACAGTGCTCCCTTATGGACCCGAAATTTTATTCTGGCCAGTGCTATTAACTTTCAGCTTATTCTGGTTTTCTATCTTCTGATAGTGGTTATTGTAGGTTATGCAGTCGCTGAACTAGGTGCTTCCACCGCACAGGCAGGCCTGATTTCTGGTCTTTATATTGTAGGAACCTTATTTGGGCGCCTGCTGATTGGAAAATTTTTATCTCGCTTTGGACACAGGCTTACTTTGCTTACTGGCCTTATTGGATTTTTCCTGTTTTCTGGCCTTTATTTTATAGAATATGGTATTGGCTTTTTACTGTTTGTACGTGCTATTCATGGTTTCACAATGGGCGTGGCTTCTACTGTTCTAGGAACCCTGATTGCACAGATTTTACCAGTTTCTCGCCGTGGTGAAGGTATTGGTTATTATAGTATGAGCAGTACCTTGGGCACTGCTATCGGGCCATTTTTAGGAATCTGGCTTAGTTTAAATTTTGATTATAATGTAATTTTTATATTCTCAAGCATAATTGCATTCTGCTGCCTGTTTACTGCTCTAGGTATTAAAATGCCCAACTTAGTAAGCAGACAGGAAACAGCAACAGCTGCACCTCCAAAATCTAGCTGGATTACACAGTTTATTGAGCCGCGTGCTGTGCCAATTGCCATTATTGTACTATTAACATCAGTCTGCTATTCAGGTGTTCTTTCCTTTATTAATTTCTATGCAAAAACTTTAGATCTGGCTAAGGCGGCTTCTATTTTTTTCCTGATGTATGCATTAGCGATACTATTTTCTCGTCCTTTTACTGGCCCTTTAATGGACCGAAGAGGTGAAAATATCATCATGTATCCGGCTATTTTAATTTTAGCATTCGGCTTGTTCTTGCTGAGCCAAGTTCAAACTGCAAGTATGCTACTAATTTGTGCGGGTTTATTAGGATTAGGTTTTGGAAATATTCAGTCAGTGTGTCAGACCATTGCCGTTAAAAGTACCAGTTTAGAACGCATGGGACTCGCTACCTCAACCTTCTTTATTTTTCTGGATGCGGGGTTGGGATTTGGGCCTTATATACTCGGAAAATTACTGGAATATATAAACTACTCGCAGTTATATTTTATAAGCAGTCTTCTGGCTCTTATTTGCATTGTCCTATATTATCTGCTGCATGGTCGCAAGGTACGCGCACCATTTAAAACAGTAAACTTATAGAATATTTTTCTATTCTGATTTTAAGAATAAATTATCTTTAAATAAGAAGGATAGCTGTTGCTATCCTTTTTCAATCATTTTTAAATTATAGCTTTGCCATTAAAACCCGGTGTGAAACAAGTGATTTCCAGCTATCACGTAAAACAGGTAAATAAAATTTTTCACCCACTTCTACCAGTTCGGCATCAATCAAAGCATGGATTTCATGCATAAATAGATAATCTAAATCTATATCTGATAACTCAGGATGCTCTAATGATAAAGCTTTACGTTTTGCTTGGGCCTTTTTAACTAACTGATCTGCAAATTTTTTATCTTTAAACTTGGCAATAGCACCTAAACGTAGCTCAATGATTCCCCAGCCATTCAAAAGTTTCTTGAATAGTTCAAAATCCTGGGTTGTTGATTCCCAAGTCATTTTTTCCAGATTTTCATCATCCGGTAAAACGGGTAAAATCAGCTCCATCACGCTAGGAAAGATCTTTTTAAAATTCAGAATAAATTTAACTGGATGTTCACCCGGATAATCCTTAAATTGCACTTGTTTCTGAACATCTGTTAAATAAATATCGAGCATTAAAAATTTCCATAAATAAGTTACTGTTTTATAATGGTTTAAAGTTTACCCAGCAAAACTTTAGCAAAATAATTGCAAAACAGTATTAAAAAGCAGTTTGCATTTTAGCAATTATGCCAACTAATTCAATGTTATTTGGCCAATGATTGAACTTATAAAAAGCCCCTCAGTTGGGGGGTTACTCTTGCATGTATTACGCTCTAGTGTTTATTAATTAGCTAGACATCTCACATCATTCTCTTTTTATGATCAATGTGCGCAAATTTAGTCATGTTGGGCTTTACAACCTCTGCCGATGAGTGCAGTCAGGATTGTTTCGGATACTATTACGAAGTACTAGAAGTTTTATTAACTGCTGAGGAAATAGAAGAACAACAATTCAAGGTGATTGTCGGGGTTTGGCAAATCTCATCTATAAAGATGGTAGTTAAATTTCGGGTGTTAAATGTTCAAATATTCGGCATAATAAAATTATAATCGACATATAAATAGTCAATAAAACCTGTTAATTGTGAAGCCATACTATTTCAATATTTATGGAGAATAAAAAGAATGACCACCAAATCTGAAATTTGCCATACGGCAAAAGAACAAGTGGCTTTTGAGCTTATGAAGTACATAGCCGAGGTCGAAGCCTCAGAAGACCAGGAAAAGTACCATAAGCCTACTGTACGCGAATATTATTTACGTCTATATGGTAAGTGCCTACATGTGATTGAGTTTCCGGACTCAGACTTTAGAAAGCTGATGGATGATAGAGAATGATGTATATATTAGGATAGAAAACAACTAAATAAGAGAGTGTGTTAGACACAGTACTCTAGTAATGCTACTTAGATTTTCCTAAAAAAGGAAGACAAGTCAGTTTTTATGAGAGTTTAGTATTGATATTTATGAATTAGTAGAGAATTTGACAAATGACAAAATTGGCTTCAACTTTTTGCTAAAAATATCAATTTGTAAACCAGGTCAAATGGTCTAATAGAACCGCTTGCGGGGGAGTTGCGGCTTTACTTTTTCTCTAATTTTTCCCTCTTTGAAGAATCTTTATATATTGATAATTTTGATGCTATAGACAAGATTAAATATTTCTGTAAATCACACAAATTTACATTTATTGAAAATGGTTATCTAATAGCAGGATTCTCTCTTAAACAACTCGACTTCACAATTATTAAATATACTGAACTTCTTAGTAAACTAATTAATTACCAATATAGGTCTAGAAGCCTTGAAGCTATAGAGGATATTTTAACTTCTATAAGAGTAGTTCTTGAAAGAAAGTTTTCATCTATTGAAGTCAGTCCTAAACTTATAGGACATTCAGTAAAAAATATGATTTCAACTTTGCCCACTATGCGACATTTATTGATTATATTAAAGCGGATAAAAATAAGAAAAATGCTCAACTCCAGAAAATAATTGAGACTAAAAACCTTAATAGTAATATTTCATTCAATAAGATTATTGATGATTTAGAGAATAATAAGTACAAATTAGAGCAGAGAATTTTTTCTAGTTATGCTAAGGTTCAGCTTCTATCTAAATTTCTAGCAAGTTGAATATTCTTAATACTTTCCACCTTCAACGGTAGGTTTTTCTTTTAAATAGAATCCTGAAAAATTAGATAAAAAGATACTTAGCAACATACTCAAAAAACCCGCACCTCTTGCTCCATATGATTTCTGATTTTATTATGCAGGATATGAGATCCAAAATCATCTCAGTAAAAGCTTATTATATTGAATTCTATATTTTTATTTTAAATCAAAGAATTAATCTTTTTAAAGTTTCTTTTTTACAAACTAAAATTTATAATTAGCAAGCTTTAATTAAAGGCAAACTTCGATGAAAACAGAAGTAGTACTTATCCTTCTTTTCACTTTAACCATTACTGCATGTCAAAAACAACCAGAACAGCCTATGGCTGCTGAGCCTTCGAATGAACCTGCAGTAACAGCAGAATTTGATCAGGCAGATAAAAAAATCACAGACTTTCTGGACCAGCTTGATCATCCTAATACATCACAGGAACGGCGCACCCAGATCATCTGTAAAGACTACCCTGTTGTTTATAAAAATGAGTATATACCGGCTGTACTAAAGCTCTCACCAAATGAGTATACTGAGCCTAAACTCCTTCAGGATATGAAGATTGCATTAAAATATTATGTTCAGAAAGATAAGGTAATCTGTAACGAGTAACACCAGACTCGCTTATTCTTTAATTAGCTGATCTTCTAGCTAGCGTTGAACCAAATCTATTTTATTTACACTTATAAGCAATATTTTAAGGATCATAGAATAAACTGTAATTTATGAGGCCGCTATCTGAGCTTTACAAATACAGGTAACTAAGAGCTAATAAACAGTTAATAACTAATCTATTACTTATTAACGAGGGTCAAGCTATAGCGAAGCCTTGGAGCGGTATGAGTCACAGTAAGTCCTAGTGATTTCCAGAAAAAATTTGCGGGTTTAAGCTCATCGGTTTCAAGTTCGACAAGAACCGCGCCAAGACTTTGCCCCCAACTTATTACATTCTGCCATAGCGCTTTTCCAAGACCATGCCGATGGTATTCATCACGGACATAAAACTCTGCAACATTCAGGATAATATCGTCATCTTTGCTAAGCCAGGCATTAGCGATGGCAACAGATTCATCGTTGAGATACATAATAAAAAATCCTCGATCTCCCTGCTTAAATCGTTGCTTCAAATCGGATGAGATCAGTTCTTGAATTTTGGTTTCACTATTATTAGTGTAAACATTCGGCCAGTGACGCTGAAAATATTCACAGCCCAATACAATAAAATCCTGCCACGCTTTCGATTGGGGATCAATACGTTCTATTCTTAGCATTATAAGTATCCAATGGTGGCATGAATAATCTCAACAACCCAGATTGTACATAGCCATTTGACACAGTGTCTATCCGGTTTTAATTAAAGGTAAATTTAGATAAAAAAATAACCCTCACCTTTCTTTTCGTTAAGAGGATAGATAACAGTAAAATTAGGGCTAACTAAACTCAATTATCTTGTTATTATATCCATACTAGTCCTGTGTTTTTATTATTTTTATTCAAGCATATATTGAGTAAGCAATACACCTTTTACTATTCTCTTATTAGTTTTACTTTAAGGTCCACTTATTATATTCAAAGTAGACGACTTCTACTGGTGCATTTTAAACTAAGCTGCACCAGTTTACACTTGTCGGGACGAGCTGATCGCTATTTAAAGTTAGCGATTATGGCATGAGTTATTCTACTTGTCGCAGGTATTTCTGAGATTGTCTGGGCGTATTCAATGAAGCTATCAGCAGACTTTACTAAACTCACCCCTAGTATTATTACCCTTTTCTTTATGGTTCTTAGTTTTGGTGTGCTTGCCTATTCAATGCGCACACTTTCCCTTGGTACGGCTTACACCATCTGGACAGACATTGGTGCAATGACCTGAGTATAGAAATTGCTGCTAACATTGACCAGAGTTATCAAACTTCGAACATAAGTTGGGGATTTTAAGCCTTAAATCTGGCAAGAATGCTGCTTCACACGACACAATATCTATCAAGAACATTTTTAACAGCGATTAAGCAAGTCAATGTCAATCTTGGATTAAGTAGTCGGCACTTACCAAGCTTTCATGAAATACCTATACTTCCATTCCCTTGTATAAGAAAGCTGGAAAATCAGCCTAAACCCTCGCAGACCATACAACTAAAAGAATAACAGAAATATATACTTCAAGGCATAAACTTATCTGAAATGAGGCAGATATTGGGATTGATCTTCCCTTTGATATGAATAAAAAATAAGCCACTTCTTGTGGCTTATTTATTGGATAAAATAACAGGAAAGTAGCCAGTAAAGCTAGATCATAATCCTTTATTTTACATGGTTTCCCAAGTAGCGATTTGGGCATATTTTTAAATAAAACTAATCATATAAAAATATTATGAAAAATAGCTGTTATATCTTTCCTGGAAATTAATATATATCTAACCAAATCATCAGCAGTTAATACCTATTGGACGAATTTATCCGCCTGATAAAAACTGCCGATGTTTAATTGGCTAGAAAATAATCCTGTCTAGATTACTTAGTATTTGGTGAAACCATTTTTTCCGGTCTGACTACTTCATCAAATTGCTGTTCAGTGACCAGATTAAGTTCTACAGCAACCTGCTTTAGTGTCTTTCCTTGTTTATAAGCTGTTTTAGCTACCTTGGCTGCATTTTCATATCCAATCACTGGATTTAAAGCCGTCACAAGCATAAGCGAGTTATGCAAGAAATAATCTATTTTTTCACGATTCGGCTCTATACCTACTGCACAGTTATCATTAAAACTATTACATGCATCACCTAGAAGCTGGATTGATTGTAATAAATTGAATGCAATCACTGGCATAAAAACATTTAACTCAAAGTTCCCTGAAGCTCCAGCAATATTAATTGTGGTGTCATTGCCCAATACCTGAGCAACCACCATAGTCATGGCTTCACTTTGGGTCGGGTTCACTTTTCCAGGCATAATACTTGAGCCCGGTTCATTTTCAGGAATATATAACTCTCCCAAGCCACAACGTGGCCCACTTGCCAACCAGCGAATATCATTAGCAATCTTGTTTAGGCTTGTAGCAAGCGTCTTTAAAGCACCTGATGCAAATACAGCTGCATCACGGCCTGCCAGAGCCTCAAATTTGTTAGGGGCTGTTACAAAAGGCAAGCCAGTGAACTGTGACAGTCGCGTTGCAGCTTTTTCAGCATATTGGGGATGAGCATTTAAACCTGTGCCTACTGCTGTACCCCCTAGTGGCAATTCGTACAATCCTTCAAGAGCCTGATTCAGACGTTTTAATCCATGATCTAACTGTGATACATAGCCACTAAATTCTTGACCTAACGTTAAGGGGGTTGCATCCTGCAAATGGGTACGACCAATCTTAACAATATCTTTAAATTCTTTAGATTTTCGTTCTAAGGTATCTTTTAATCTGGTGACCGCCGGTATAAGAAGTTCATTAATTTGCAAACTGGCTGCTACATGAATTGCAGTCGGAAATGAATCATTAGTAGATTGGGCCCGATTTACATGATCATTTGGATGAACCGGCTTTTGTGAACCTAAAGCATTTCCCAATTTCTGGTTGGCAATATTGGCAATTACCTCATTACAGTTCATATTGCTCTGGGTGCCTGAGCCAGTTTGCCATACGACTAGCGGAAACTGGGCATCCCATTTACCTTCAATCACCTCTTCAGCAGCACCAACGATATAACCAGAAATTTCATCTGTGATCTGGCCAAGTTCGGCATTGGTCATTGCTGCCGCCTTTTTAACCAGCCCCATTGCACGAATCATAGGACGCGGCAGACGTTCCTGTCCAATTTTAAAGTTTTGCAAACTGCGCTGTGTTTGAGCTCCCCATAAAGCTTCATTTGGGACTTCAACCTCACCCATAGTGTCGTGTTCGATTCGAGTTTGCATAAACGTCCTCTATCTTTGTACTGAATTAAGAATATATTCAATCATTTAAAACTGCTCGTAATCTATTATGCTAAGCAATAATCACCTTTATGTAAATAATAATCATTTTTATTAAAGTAATTATTGCCCTTGTAGTGTATTCTGATAAAAACGCCACTCATCCTCAATCATCTGTTTCAAGGTGCGTTTAGGCCCCCACTGAAGCTGAATTTTAGCTTTATTCAAATTAGCACCTAACTGCTCAAGCTCATCGAGTTTATGGGTTGCATCGATGGTACGAATGTCTGATTGAGTATGAGTCGCTACCTGATCTAATAGGGCTTGTATAGAAACTACTTTCTCTCCGGCAATATTAAATGCTTCACAACAATGATATTGATTTTGCAGCCAGAGCAAGCTTGAAATTATTGCATCACATGCATCAAGTACATGTAAAAAACTTCGCTCTACAGTGTGATCCTCTGTATTTGCGTGACGCTGTAATTCAATATATTCCCGTTGCATTGCTGCGGCCTGCATAGCCATCGGCATAATGTTTTTTGGTAAAGGTGTCACATATTCACCTAAAACTCCGTGTTCAAAAGCTCCCGCCACATTACCCAGCCTTAAAATAGCTATTTTCCATTCATTATCTGTTTTATAAGTATCATAAATAATCTCTTCAACCATCTGTTGAGATTTAACATAAGGATTCGGGTAGGTATAGTTAAATGGCTCATCTTCTGTGAGATCCAAACCGGATTTACCATATACCGCCAAAGAAGATAAATGTACTAGAGAGCGGACACCTGTGCGCTGCATTGAACGTAACAGACTCATGATACAACTGACATTATCATTGTAATATTCAAGTGGTTTTAATCTAGATTCTTCAAGAGACTTGAATGCAGCAGCATGAATCACAGCATCAACTGAATACTGTTCAAAAACTTTATTCAGGGCAGGCGTATTACGTACATCAATTTTTACAAATGGCACATACATTCCGGAAATATATTCAAGTCTTTCCAGAGCTTGCAAATTAGCATTGGCCAGATTATCAACAATAATGACCTCTTGCCCTTGAGCTAGCAAGTTTAAAACTACATGCGAGCCGATAAAGCCTAAACCACCAGTCACTAAAATCATTGTTTATCAACTCCATATACAAATCAACTATTTATAATTTATTGGCGTAGATTTGGTGCTCTCAGTGACTTATCCACAGACTTTAAAAATATAAAAACCGACTCAAAATTCATTTTGAGCCGGTCAATCTGCTCAATAAGTATAATTCATATTACAGAGTGGAAAAACTGTGATTGTTGCTCTTGTGAATAATTAATGTATCCCTAAGTCTATGTTTGATTATGTCGATTACTTGAGTACCCTCACTTGGAAGGCTTTTTAAAATAACTTTTACATCCATTCATGAACGAGCTACTGACTTTAGAGAGTTCTGGAAACTCTGTAGTTGCTATTGAGCATTCCTCTTTAGACTTCAGCTGGTTATCTCTTGCAAAGGTATAACCTTTATATTCCTCACTACCCTCTTCATATCCATTTAATATTTCAAGTTTAGAGGCCATAGCCAGATAACTATAGAAAGCTATACCTACAACAACTATAGCTAAAAATATTCCCCAGAAACCTTTTGAAATCTTCATTTTTATTCTTCTTTAGTTGAAAGCCGATAATTTACATAAAAGTTGTGATAAGTTTAAGAAAAAAATGACGGATGAATAGAATGAAATTTTTAATGATAGTTTTATTGGGGCTATCTACTACTTCTGCTTTCGCTGTAAAGTGCGCTGACTTTAAGACGCACAAAGAAGCACAAAACTATTTCAATGCCAAGAAACCTGGTTATAAGCGATTAGATCGGGATAAGGATGGTAGTGCTTGTGATTGCCTACCAGGTGGGAATGGTACTCATTGTCCGAAAAAGAAGTAAATATAAAAGGTTTTTATGATTTCAGATGTAATTGATACAACTACATTCTTATTGAAAGACTCTTCTCCTTTAGTAATTTTTATATTTTTAACTATCTTAGTAGCTTATAAAGGTCAAAATATAATTAATTTCTTTTTTGAAGTTAAAGATTTACCCAAAAATAGATTAGTCAAAAAATTAAAAACTGAAATAGAAATTGGAGAGGTAGAAAGTGGTAACAGTGAATTAAAAAAGCTCTTAGGGCATTACTATAAAGAACTTCAATTACAAGCTCTTATAGGAGATCCTAACTGCTCTATAGATTTAGCTCAATACATACTCACACGACAAGAAATTTATCTTGCTATTTCAAGATATAAGATTTCTAAAGATTTAATTATTTTTGATCAAAAGAAATTAAAACCTATTATGTCTGGAAAGTTTCCTGCTTGGAGAATTCATACTAATTGGATAGTTGGCCTCTTGATCTATTTAGTTACAAGCCTTATATCAGCTCTACCCTACCTTTATTATTCTTTTTTAGACAGTACATCTCAACTAAGTGTATTGAAAAACTTAAGTTTATTACATATTATCATTTTAGCAATTTTTAGTATTTTTGTGTTCATAGCTGGCTTTTTTTGTCTTACTGAAGGACTTAAACCATTAAAAGCAAGAAGATTCTGTGAAATGCCTTCTTATATAAAAACAGAAAACATTTATATAGATAAATGAACATACAATTTATAAAAAGACACATGTATGAGTCTTTAGATCAATACAAGTTTTAAGCGCAGCATGATGGATGCATAGTATTTGTAATTCCCTATCAACAACAACAGATTTTTTGTTCAAAAATCATTCTTCTTACCTAAAAACTATTTAAAATTACTTTAATTATTAGCAATATAAATAAATTTCAACTTTTTTAGTTGAAAAGTTGAAATTACTTATTTATATTGTGTCTATAGTTTTTAATTAAGCTATAACCAAATTATAGGAGATACTTTATGGCAGTTACAGAATTCGGCAAAGCCGTTCGGAAGGCGCGCCGTAAAACTAATGATACTTTAATGACAATGTCCGAATCTTTAAATAAATCTCCAGCATTTCTTAGTGCTATAGAAACAGGAAAAACAAAGATTCCTTTAGATTTTGTTCAAGAAGTAATTAATTTTTTTAGTAATAAAAAAGTTAGCTTTGAAGAAAATCTCATTCAGTTAGCTATGGTTGACAACCAGAATGCTCCTTTGGATGGATTAAGTGATCAACATAAGATGATGGTTGCAGGATTTGCTAACTCAAAATTTACAAAAGAAGAATTGGACAAAATTTGTCATTTACTTAGTGAAATAAATAACAAATGTCAGGAGACATCACATGATGGAAGAAGAGAATGAATATATATTGCGTGGTCAGAGGGTCTCACCATTGAGCCCTCAAACTGTAAAACGTATGGCCTGTAGCGCGATGTCTATATTAAATATTAATAGGAATACCATAAAGAATATGGATATTTTTATTGAAGATATCTGGGATAAATACAGTATTAATGTTGAGCTAATTCCTGATCAGGAATGGTTGGGTTTTGCCGAAGCATTGTGTGATCCTAGTCGATTCACAATTGCTATCCCTGAGAAGATGTATACCGATATTGTCAAATATAAAGATAAAAATGCAATTTTTATTTTTTTCCATGAACTTGGTCATCTATTACTTGGGCATAAACCAGCCTTACACTACTCACTTCTTCCACCCAGTTTATATGAAGATGCAGAGTGGCAAGCTGATTATTTTGCAGAAGTAATTTTGAATAAAATTGCAGGAGTCAAACATAAGCAACTAGATTTATTTATGTAATGAAAAAAAATAGCTTGGTTAGCTACCAACTAAACCAAACTATTTTCGGGAAAATTAGTACTACCAATACTAATTTTCGAATAGTTCTCTATCCGCTATTCACATTTAGTAAGCATGATTTTGAACCTGATCAAGGCAATTCTACAATGAGCTTATCTAAGATGTCCATACTTTAGTCAAGTGATAGTCACCTATTTTGGAGGTGTTTATGTACACTGACGAACGCGGTACATTTATTTTACGCTGGGCAATCACCAGAAATGGTAAACGAATTGTAGCGAAAGATAAGCCTTTTAAAATTTATATTAGCAAAGTAAAGTGATCTAATAGTCAACCCAGTTTAAACTGGGTTGACTACTTATCCAATGTGAAAGGTACGAAAAAAATGGTTCATAATTACGAATAATCTTAAATTATGAAAAAATGGACCGCCATTAAAAGAAATAAAAACTCTCGCTTTAATATAAAATAATAATAAATTTTATAATTGCTATAATCACGCTTCAGTAACCAGAGTCGCTGTTACTCCTGACATAAGAGGCAGATTATAGCGATGCTCAGCTGGTCGTGAAGTTTTGCCATACCAGCGAAATTCCTGAAATTCGGATTCGTCATAGAGTGCATAGCAGACCATGTTGGACTGATTGCCGCCCAGACAGACCAGCTTGCCAGTTTTCTGGTCACGTCCAACCACAAAGCACACATGGCCACCACCCTTTCGGGTTTTTACTGCCACACACCCATACACCGGTTTATATAGACGTGCACCATAATTTACATAATCTAGTGCGCGGTACCAGTGTTTTGGATAAGCTACTCCAGCCTGTTTTAAGCACCACGCAATAAAAGTGCCGCACCACGCTGTCTCGTCTTCAGCCCACCACGCTTTAAGACTCTTCAGCCATTTTATAATAGTCGGGTTATGGGCTGTCTTGCTGGTATTTTCACGTAAACCAATGTGCTTTTTAGCTTCAATGATCCAGGGTAAATCATAACTTGGGGTAACCTGTGGAGTAGCAGCCAGCAGCGTATTAATACCTGTCAACTGTGGACCTTCAGCAAGTTCCGGTTGTGCAAATTTTTTACCGATATGAGCCAAGCCCGGCAATACCAGACATGTGATAATAAAATGGTACTGCAAAGGAATAATGTGATAATCCAGTGCCCATTGCAGTACAAAGAGCAACAGTGAAATGACCGCGCCCAGATAGGGTAGTTTTACCGCAAGATATCTCAATGCATTTTCATTTATTAAAATCATTTTCCACTCCAGTGAGTTACTTTGTTTTTTAACCAGCTTTCGATAAATGAACTGCCCATAATTCCTAAGGCCGTTGCGATGGCAATGAGTGCCAGTGGATGAATATCGGGAATCTGTAGCAGTACACCTCCTGCCAGTACTGAAGATGCTGATCCCAGAATGGAACGGCCCAATACCAGCCGTGTTGTCAGTTTTTCATCTGATGCCAGCAGTTTGGCCAAGCCAATAACTGCGCCGATAAAAACCAGCATCAGGACGGTTTTTTCATGCTCCTGCATGAGCTCTCCCTCATTTTTTAGATATAAAAAAAGCACCCCGTAGGGTGCTTAAACTGTTTTAGCTTTCTTAAATTTCTATCTGTAACACCCTGCCTTGAGGCGCTGGACGCTTGATTTCGTTGTTAGATACAAATACCCGGGTACCGGTGGCGTATTTAGCACTGCTGGTGCACAGGACCAATCCGCTACCATCGACCACTAAAACCTTATAATTAGGATGATCTGCTGAGGTGATGGTGCCAATGAACTCTGGAGCCTTGGGCAATAAGTCGATTAAACGTTGTAATGGATTACTCACGATTGATGCTCTCCACTTTAATACTCTGGTTAATCACTGCATGATTAAATGACACGTTCAACTCATCAATGATGCCCCACCATTCAGCATTAAATGCGACTAAATCACCAGGTGCACATTCGCTCACATCCGGACCAATCGGCATCACCAGATTGTGGGTTTCGATCATACCGGCTTTAGCAAGTGCTGACTTGCCATAAGACCCCATGCTCTCAACGGTAAACAGTGGACTGTTCGCTGTTTCCAGCAAAGTATCACCTGCAGTGCCAGTACGCTTGATCTGACCACTTAAGCCAGAGCGGTCATTAGTTAACGTGATGCCGTTATAGTCCGGGTAAGGCTCATAATCGGTAGACTGTTCTGTGACCAAGCTTTCAGAGATCAGTCGGTCATATTCTTCAACCGTGATTGAATCCCAGAAAGTCTTTTTATACTTGGGCTTTATAGTAATGGTATTGCTGCCCTTTTCACTGTAGACAAAACCTCCTGCACTCTCAGCAATCATTTTGATTACAGCAATGGGGGTCATGTTTGAATAGCTCAAGCTGCCCGCTGGAACAATCCAGCTCAGCTCGTCGATCAGCTCCCACTGCAGTGTTGTTGAGCTGTTGACCCGTTCCAGTTCAGCCTGACAGAGCTGCCGTGCGGTCCTTTCATTCTCCTGGGTAAATGAGCGTGTCGGTGCATAGGGAGCGTCCAGTAAAGCGGACTGGCTGCGGCCATTCAGTGTATAAGTGGTTTCGGCAAAGCGACGTGAGCGGCTGCGGTTTTCAAGCAGCATGTGATGCTCGGTACCATTCACCATGATTTTTAAAATCACAGGCTGACCATTAACCGGTTCGAGCTTTGGTATTTCAGATGCGGGTACGTTCAGGCTATATGACCAGCACCAGCGGCTGCGATCTGTACTATAACTGCCATCATAGACCAAAATATTCTGGCCATTGTCCAGACGGCTTACGGATAATTCATTCACGATATACCACCAGTTTTTTGGCGGCAGTCCTGGAATACAGTCATCTGCCCCAAAGTTTAAAATAAGGTTGTGTGGATCTGGCTCACTGCACAAGCAAGTAAAGTTCAGGTCAGTACTGCCAATATATTCAGGGAGTTCAGGCTGTGGCCAGGGTTGAACCGGATGCTTTCGGTAATGAATGGCTTTGGCTTTATCCCATGCAATGTGGCTGCTGGTAATAAATTCAAGACCTTTATCCCACTCGAATGTAAAACACTTTTCAAAGACCTGGGCTACTTGATGCGAATAAGTAAAATTCTTGCGCTTCCGTACCAGCTCCTCCCAATCTGAAATACGGTTGATCCTAAGCTTACTGCTCTCTTCAAATACCAAGGTTCGATTTTTAATTAATCGCTTATCCTCTTGCCAGACGAAATCAGCAGAGCTGACCAGCCCGGTACTTTCTTCATGCTGTAGCTGAACTGAACGATACAGCAAGGCAGCCTTTTCAAAGCCAAGTAATGCCTGGTTGCTTAACCCTAAACTGTGCTCAAAATAAAAGGCGCTGTGATGCGCCCGTAAAACTGGTTTAGCCCAAGGAATTTCAATCACATTTAAACAAGGCAAAGCTCCCTGATATCCAGCTATGAGATAAGCCTCAATGCCACGGATAAAGTTGATATCGAAAATTGCTTCAATCCCAGTTTTGAAACTGGTATCCGGAACTGAATCAATAACACATCGATTTTCGCTATAGCTGGCCTGCAGCTC